TATTCATTACGTTTTTATCGAAACTTGCGGCAATTCCCGTGGTCGTTTTTGACGTGGAACCGCCCGTGCCTCCTATAGCCGTTGATCCATGCAAAAAACGATCGTCGGTTAAGTTGGGCAAGTTTGCGGCAAGCCCAGCCGCACTTCCTGCGGGTTTTGCTTGTCCGTTGCAAAGTGCATATCCGTCTTTTATCGCGCCGCTGGCAGGCAACGCCCATGCCCCGGCATCGCCGATCGCTAAAATTGCTCCTATCGGCACAGCGCCTGCACCGAACAATCCACCCACTGTGCTCGCCGTACCCGGAAACGTCACTGCGTTCGGAATGCTAAGAGTCATATCTGCCGCGTTTTGTGTCACGGTAATCTGATTTGCCGTGCCGTTGACTGCAATGAACGTACCCTGTCCACCGAGAGCCATACGCATAAACGTATTGGCCGCAGGGGCTGACACTGGAAAAATAAAGTCATAGGCGGCTGTCAGGGCGTTCGCTTTCAATGTGACTGCCTGCGTACTCGCAGTTGTGGAGTACAGTGACAGGTCGCCCATGCCTATCTTGGCATATGTGTTTGCGGCCTGAAGCCAAGAATACGTTTGCAGTGAGTTTGTATAAACAGCCGACGCTGTTACGCCTGCCGCGCCATAGTCGCCACCAATTGTACCAAGGGATGCAAAGTTAAGTCCGTTGCCTGCCGTGATCTGAACAGCAATCCCGTTCGAGTTATTCCAATAAAGGTTACCGTTGACGGAGCTCACACAGTTACGATCATCTGAGGTCGAAAGCACCGCCAAGTTGGCCACATAACGTGTCGACCGCAATGAAACAGCGTCATTGCCATTAAACGGCAGATCAGCGTTGATATTTAGACCAGAGGGCGGAATGCGACTGCCTTTTCCGGGTGTGTGGTCATGGGCATCAATAACATCCATCGCTGTGTTGATCTGCGCTGCATAGGTAGGGCCGCTCGTACCGACATCCGGCACCACAAGTCCCATATTTGGAGTCGTACTCATGACTTACCTCAAAAGAAAAGAATAGAAACTGTACAAGTTGCCGATGCCTTCAAGATAACAAAAGACGATGGCGTTGTGTTGATTGTTGTACTTTCGTACACCACAGCGTTGGCGTTTTGTCGTATAATTTGCCAGCCAACGATCTCGCGACCGAGCTTGTGCTCAACTAAATTATCGATCGCCGACGAGAGCGTAATATCTTTTACTATTACTGAGTCTAATTGTGGCAATTTTTCAAACTGTTGAAAGCTCTGTGCGATGCTATCTTGCAAGCGTTGTTGCAGCGGGTCATCAGTAAAGATTTTCCGAAACAACCGCATACAAACCTCACAAAATAACTGGAAACAATGCCAACTGCTCGTTTACCACTGACAAGTCGGTTACACGCTCGGGCAGTGCGGCATCGCGCTCGCTTGCCATCGTGATAACACGTTCAATAGCCTCTTGTTGCTCACGCTTCAGGGCAGAGCTGTCGAGCTCTTGCTTATTCATGACTTGAATAGCGGCAGTCAGAACTACGACTTCCTCCCAACCCGCAATACCATCGATCACATCAGTTGTTGCTGTGATTTTCGGTGGCGCTGGGACGTACCACATCTTAAAGGTCACGCCCTGTGAGGGCTGTGGGATGATTTTAATTTTTGACCCTTGAATTAAATAGCGGTAAAATGCAGCGGCTGTTACAGCGAACAGGATGTTGTTGTAACGGTTCCTTTCATTGAAGTTGAAAGGTCGCACTGTGAGGGCGTTGTCGCCACTACCCGATGTGTTTTGCAACTGATCCAAACCGACCATCTTGTAAAAGGTCGCTGGCAAGTTGAAAAACTGATTGATCCCATCCGTTGTGAATGAGTATTCATCCAAATAATAATTTTCAAATTTGCTCACAATTAGGTCATACAGCTTTGTATATGCCTGATCGATATATCGGATAAGTTCACTATCCGTAACAAAATTTGAGCGTTCGGTGTTTGAACGCTCTCTGATCAATGTGATCAATTCCGCGACTGTGAAGGTGCGAGCCATTTAATAACCCCCTTCTGAAGCCTCTTCCATGAGCTCACCGTACTCTTCATGTGGGAGCAGGTCGCAAACCTTAAACATCTTGTGAAAAGCATCAGCAACCAACTCAGCCGATCCACTTTGGACTGCAGAGATTAGTTTTTGTGCGGCATCTTCTAATGCAAGCCGACCTTCATCTTTATCTTCTGACATTTCCGACAACGCCGACTCACTTTCACCACGGAGTTGAGCGGCGCGATCAACTTCTGCCGATCCGCCTCCCAACTTCCGAGCAACTATGAGGGACGCGACCTTGCGAGGACTTCCCATCATAATCATCTTTAGACTCCCTTGCCCTGATCAACTGTGGAGTTGACAAGTACCAACTGAATGAACACTTGAGCGCCCGACTCAGGGTTTACAGCCGCGCCGGTTTTGTCGATGCACTGAATAATGATCGATGTTCCAGCGCCAACGGCAGTTTGAAGTGCCGCGGGTGTCTGAAGAACTTGAACTACTTGAACAGCCGAAATGGCAGAGTGAACTACCTTCAGATCGACGCCAATGCAGCGCACAAATTTGTCAGACAACACAATTTCATATTTGCCATCAACGGCACCATCTTTTGTGATGGACGCAACGCCATAGCCTTTGACTGCAGCTACCGCACCCGCCGCACCAGCTTCCAACGTCGCATAAAGTGACACTGGGGCTCGCTCGGCAGTGTATTGGAACTGATTGTAATAACGGTTTGCCATATCAGTTTCCCTTTAAGTGAGGGGCTCCGAAGAGCCCCAGTGGATTAGGCGATCTTGAGGTGCATGTTGTAACCCGGAGCCGTACAGCCCAACTGTGCGTAGGAGAAGCAACGGATCTGGAGGCTATCTGCAGACGACGAACGGAGCATACGCAGACCGTCGGTGTCGAACAGGTTCACAACTTTCTTCAAGGAAGCCAACTGCCATGTATTCATCTGAAGGATGTACACATCGCCCTTCTGACATGACACATCAGGAACCACAGTAACAGTGCCGCGTGGGCCATTTACCATGACACCTTGAAAGCCAATAGCGCCATCGACGCCTGCCTTCACAGTTGTGTACTGAACCTTGGAACCAAGCGCCTTAACGAGGTTCGACCAGTCAGCAAAGTTCATGAACGCATAGTCTGGATTGCCGCCTTCACGACCGACCAGTGCAAGTGCGCTAATAAGAGCTTCTTCGATTGGGAGTGCGGTTCCGTCGAGAACCAAACCACCGAGACGTGTCGCATCTGCCGAACGGGTCACTCCGAAGAACGATCCGGCAAGCTTAGACGAGCGTGACTCGTAAGGAAGCCATGCAGACAAGCCCTTCAGTGCGAGGTCATAGTCGCCCGCAACAAAAATAAAGTCAGCCGCCGCCCAGCTTCCTGTGAGGTCAGCGTCAACTGTGAGCGATCCCGCGATACGGTCAACCGTCACAACTTTCGATGTACCTGCTTTCACACCAGCGCCGCCGCCATCAGTCAGCGAGCCTTGCAACACCATACCAACTTCAAAGTTAACGATGTCTTCTGCAACGCTAAGAACGATCGTTTTGGTCAGTGCCGTGTACGATGCAACTTTACCGATGGAGCCCGAGCCCGAACGGAAAAGTTTAGTTGCCACGGAACGTCCAAGTGCATGGAGTGCACCGTCGATTTCCACAGTTGCAGCGCGAAGGAATGCGTTTGCATCACCTTCCGAAGCAAGAATCACTTCGTTCGAGATTTCCGCGATGGAATAGTCGCTGTTACGGGTCAGAAGGAACGCTTTGAGGCTCGAGCTAGAGGTCTGACCATTAGCTGTTGCGAAAGAAGCTGAACGATTCTGAGGGTTTCCGTAGATAAGGGGCATTTTCAAAACTTCGCCGCCAAATTGCTCATATTTTGGCAACAACGCCATGAGTGGGTTGCTTTGGTAAACGAGGTTTTCGACTTTCCAGTCAGGATAATGTTGTTTCAATGCGCTACTAAAACTAACTAGATCTAATCCCATGATAAATTCCTTTCAAATTGAATTTAAGAAGTCCACTTAATCATTGCTGCAGCGGCTTGCCTCAACTCTTCATTCGATGGCCGTCGATGTGAAGGTGTTGCAGGTTCGGACACTGCTTTCATGTTGTTTGTCAGAGTTGGGGAAGGGCCTGACACCCGCGGCGTGGTTACTTCTGCCTGAGACTGTAACTTAGTTTCAAATGAACCAAACTTTGCTTTTGCTTTTTCAGTCTTCGAGGCCTTTTCGAGCAACTGCTCGTAATGCTCTTCGACCATCGCGCAAGCGTCGGCATACGACAAAATAACGCCTTCACCTTTTTCGTGAAGTGTTTTCTCGTACCATCCTTGAATAGTCTCGAAAACGTCTTCGGTCGCGCCGAAAGTTTTGATCAATTCATAATCACTTGACTCAACAAATTTTTCAAGGTTCTGCCTAAAAACACTTACTGTTTTTTGTCGCTCAGCATCAATGGCATCTTGTTTCTCGCGCTCCTTAGCCTCCTCCATCGCCTTAATCTTGGATTCCAATGCAGTGAGCTTGTCATCCGGTGTCGGCTCACGACCCTCAGTGAGAATCATGTGAGCGAGGTCATCAAACGACACTCCGAGACTTCCGAGAGCTTCTTTTGGGTTTTCCTTAATGCGTGCTTTGCTCTGTCGAAAATCCTCGAGCTCCTTACGTTCCGCTTCGATTCTTGCTCGCTCGGCTTTGATCTCTGCAGCTTGTTGCTCCAGTGCTCTCTTCTGTCGCGTGAGCTTTATAAACTTGTCGGAAAACTCGTCCTCCTGTGGTTTTACCTCTGGAGTGACGGGTGCCTCGGAAACCTCGGGATTTGCGGTCGCTGTGACTTCACCGCTGATACCTTCAACCATTACTTACCTCACATCAATGGGGGCGGAAGTGCCCCAGCCGGAGCTGATTGTTGTTGTGGAACCGCCGCAAGTTGGCTTTCCATGAGTTGCTGTGCAGGCGCCGCTGGCATCGGTTGAGCCATCGCTACCATTGCCGCGCAGGCATCAATGAATTGTCTGAGAAGGTCGAGACGATCCTCGTCCATGCCACGCACTTGAGCATCGCAGTAATAGAGTTGGGCAAGGTACTGCATTTTGTCGATCGGCAGGTAAGGCTCTGGGGGAATGAACGTGTTGTCCTCCAACATCTTCTCGATCAATTTCATCGCGAGTTTTGTCGGGCCGGTGCGCAGGGCTGTGAACTTGTCCAGGTCTGGGAAGTCAAGGAGATCTTGCGCTTCATCGGGTTGAATCATTCCCATTTGCATCAGATCACGAATGCTCTCAATGCGTGCACCGGGTTGATCAGGCAACGCCGACGCTGGAAAGCACTGCATGATATACTCGTCATCCTCGAGGTCAATTTCCGTCCAGTCGATGCTCTCAAGTCCGTTCTTACGATCGAACGCTTTTGATGGGACGGGTTTACCCTGTGCGGCAAGGGCTTTTGCCTCGTCGATAAACAGTTGTGCCAAGTCCAAATGATATTGTTGGAATTGGTAGCTTGTCAGCGCAAAACGGTCGGATTGAATATCAGTCATCTCACGGAGTGCCGCACCCGACGCATTAGCACCCAGTGGGTTGCGTGAGCTTGCCGCCAATTGAGAGATACCTGTGATCTCGTACGCCCGTTGGTAAAGCATGTTGAGTTGGTTGAACAACTCAGGCTGTACCGTTTGTGCCGCTTGAATGACCGGCATTTGACCACGATATTTTACAATGCCACCGATCTCATTTGTGAATTGATTGATGTTGACCGAAGAGCCTTCCTCGATGAACACGCGAGGATTTGCGAGAAGTCGCTGGGCTTGCTGAATGTGCATTGAGAGTCGATTGATCTCAATTTGAATTCCAAGCAAGTCCTCGCACAGTCCTGAGCCCCAGTAACCGACCGGCTGTGTCGTGTACCGAATTTGTGCAAACGGGAATCGCGTGCGCTTATAATCTTCAACAACCAACGCGCCACTGTTCACAGCGATCAAGTGATAACCGCCATCGCCTTCCTCGTCTGGCAGTCGCCACGCTTCAACAACCATGACTGTCTCAGTCGGGCTCAGGGCGTTGTACCCTTGCACTTGCTGAGCCTTTGCAATGATCGCCTGATGATCGGGATCTTTGAACTTTGCGAGCAAATGAGACTTTGCTACCATTTTACGCTGATACATGCACCGAGGGTTGCCATAGTAAGCGTCATTCAGGTCGACGATCATTTCATCCGCAAACACGCGCTCGGCCTTGATCTCACCGGCTTCAGAGTAAACCTTTGTAAAGCCCGTCCCGAAGATCGCACCGTCTCTCAGGGTCAGTGGCGCTTTCTCATGGACACGTGCGGCATAAAATGCACCCTTCATCCATTTGGTGAGCTTCTCGGCTTGCCGTTGTTTGTTCCACGGAGCGTTGCTTGTCAGGAAGGTCGGAGCGATTCTGTCCTTGGCAAGCTTGCTTACTAGAGTGTCGATACAGGACTTGATCACATTGAGCGTGAGCCTGTTCTGCCTTGCGACACCAATATTTCCCGGCGTTGCCGACAGGACGTAGTTTGCGATTGAAAGCCCTGTGACCTCCTGATTGTTGTACAACCGCATGGATCTCAGGTTTTGTTGCTGTATCCCCATCTGAGTCGTGTCGAGTGTCTTAATCAATGCGAACAAATATTGTGCTCTCTCTTGTTCGCTTAGATCCTCGTCCCACCATTGCTTTCCCTTGCTGAGCATTATTCACCTTCCTTTGTGATCGTTGGAACTCCATAAAGAGCGTCGATCTCTGCCAACGTGGATATAGAGTCATAGGGATTGATAATCGGCTGGATCTTTGGAGGTTGTGTTCCCACAACTGATCCTGCAGCAACATGTATCGCCAGATCACCATGAGTTAATGCCACACATCCGTGTTTCACCATGACCGACAGAAGTTCATCCAATTCACTGGGCTTGATCATATCAAAAATTCCTCTTCTAATTGCTCTTTACGAAAAGCATCCTCGACAATTTGACGGAGCCTAGCTTCCTCGGCCTTATAGAAGGCATCAGAGCCATGCTCCGGAAGTGTGATGGGTGTTTGCTCGAGATAGTGACAGGATTCTCGCCACGCGTAGAGAAACGCGTCACAGCGGTGGTTCGCAAAACGTGGATCTTCGATAAAGCGGCCTTCCTTCTCTTCATCCCACTGGAGTGCTGTGATCTCTTCAATAAAGTTGATCTCTGCAGGATTGACGAGGATCTTACCTAGACGGAAGTCATCGTTACACAGTTGGATGAAATCGGCCTTTTGAGTTTTCTCTGCAGGAAACACAGCGAGGCCATAGCGTTTGCGAATCTCGGCGGCAATTTGCTTCCCGAGGCCTCCGGTATCAGCGACTATTCTGACAAATGATTTGTAACGCTCTGTTAACTCTTCAACTTTGCGAACTATATCAGTGATAATCATTTCTGACTTAGCGTAGGTCTCACACACGTAGAGGTGAGGGTCATCAGGGCGATAACCGACAACAACAAAAGCAGTTTCGTCATCGTAGCCTAAGTCAATTCCGAGGATATAGTTGAGCTTGTTTGGGATGCCCTTCGCGAGATTCTTGTCCTTGCTAAAAGCGTAGACCTGAGAGTCA